CGCCCCCACCCTTATTTTACGAACGTTCCTGTTCCTAAAATTGTCCCTACCGAATCAAGTGGTGTCTTCTCCGCCATTGATTTCACTGACGATGATTGTAAAATCCAAGTCAATTATATAGGATGTTCTCCTGCCTTTTTGGATGAACATGCCAAGCGATCTGCAGAGTACTTCCTTCGGGAAGCCCCCCCAGAGGTGATAGCCTCTACCTCAAGACTCGGCTGTGAAGCTGAAGATGCCCGCCTTATTCGTTTAACTCACGGAATGACCTATCCAGAAATGTTAAATTTCTACACTAATGTCTGCAAAGACGTTGAAGCTATTCTGGTCGATAAAACAGCGAAGACCACTATCTGTGAGTTTAAACCTGCTACGTTACCTAAGCATCTTAAAAAGTTCTTGAAGAAATACAGATCCCATATTCAATTTATCCAACAGAAAATTGAACACGGAGAACTCCCTTTCGAATTTCGTGCCCAAGTTGGCCACGTCGCCAAAGAAATTCTCGAAGCCCATCCCTCGATGGCTCGTCACGTCCAAGGAGATAATGCTCAACTTCGAATCGAAGAAGTTATGTGGAAAGTTAATGAAGAATTCCACAAAATGCGCTCTACTCAAACAGTCACTCAGAACATTTTACAAGAGTGTCAGTTAATGTCCGACCTTGAAAGATCCCACAGTTACCACGCTCAAATTGGTAAAAGTCCTTTAGACAATGTTTTTGAAATGTCCGCTCGTATGGCAGTTTCTGAAGAAGTCACGATTAATGAAAACATCGCTCGACTTAAAGCCGTGAAACACTATCGTGAACAAGATATCGATATTCATGTTTCAGGAATTTCAGGCCCAGCTTACAAGGCCTCTTTAGTTCTCAATGCCCTGTCCAATCAACAAATTGACTATGTCCTTAGTCTTTTAGAAAACCAAAAGTATTATGACCCTAAGAAAGGTGAATCTAATGCCAAAGCTATTGATTGGACTATGTATGATACTGCTCTCTATTATTTGAAACGTCTTACTTTTTCCGACCATAAAGCTACCGGATACGGAGCTCAAGGAAGAAAACATCGCCCTATGCCTAAGATGTACAAACAAGTTGCTCTCAAGCCTACTAGTCTCAATAATATCGTCCATCACTGCGCCCAAGTTCTCAGTGTTACCTACAATCTCAGTGGTAATCACAATAAAAAGATGGAACTAGCCCAAATGGCTTACTTCAAAGGTATGGAAGATTATGATCCAGATTTCAAGTATACCCAGACCGAATTTAATGGCAAAATCATCACTTTAGCCGTTCCTTCTTACATTAACGCCATTTATGAACGCCGTATCGGTCCTGGAGAATCGCTTAAGGAAAGATTTCCCCCTCACGCCCAAATGATGAATTCTTTCTTTGGAACCAACCTTAAACGCACCGAAGACAACCTTAACAGTGCCACTGATAAATTTAAGGAAACTATGGATAATCTTAATTCCAAAGCCGATCACGCTACTGCTGCCGTTAAGGAAGTTTTAGATAAATTCAATTCTACTATGGAGAACATTTCTCAAGCCGTCACTGGTTTTATCTCTGTATTGTCCAATAAAGTTAAAGAATTTTTCTCATTTAAGTCCTTACAGCAATTTATTGCCCTTGCACTTACTATTTACGGAATGTACATCCTACCCGATTGGCAATCCAGAACTATCTTAGCTACCACTTTTCTTACTGCTAGTGGAATCTTTGGAACTGTAATGGAATCTGTCTTAACATTCCTAAAATATTTATTTGAAAGACCAAAACCTGCTCCCACCGAAGAATACGTTTCGGGATATGATCGCCCCCCTATGGACATTCCTGTCTACATTCAACCCACTATCATTGAAGAAGGTCCATCTGAAAAGATTGGAAAATCTCAAGGACTTTGGGATAATGTTAAGGAAGGCGCTCGTTTAGTTCCTGAAAATTTAGCTCGTGAAGCTCACATGCTCTCAGAAGCTGCAAAAGGTTTAGGAAGTTTCTTCTTTGGATTCGTCACCGGTTTAGCCGATGGTCCCGTCGAAGGAATTACTAACACTTTTCATAAGTATGCTACCTGGTCCAATGCAGGTCATCTTATTAAAGCTATTGCTCTTGCCAAATCTGTCGGACAATTAATCACCCATCTCATTTCATTCTTTGAATGGTTCATTTATGACGTTCTAGGACTCCCTCCTCTCTCAAATACTGTCAAAGGTGTTTGTAAAAGAATTGAAACTTGGATGGAAGATGCTTCTAAACATTTGTCCACTGATTATATGAAGACCATTAACAACGATACTCAATATGCCGCCGCTATGTTCCGATTGAATCAACAAGCTATTGAGATTGAACGAGATATTGCCAAACACAAGATTCCTGCTGGTATAACTGGTGCTTTTAGACAGTATACCAATCTTCTTAAAGCTGCTTATACGAATATTCTCACTAAAATTCGTAATACTGCAGGAAATCGAGTCCCTCCCATTGTTGTTCAATTCCGTGGTCCTACTTCACAAGGAAAGTCCTACGTTGCATGTGCTCTCACATGTGATTTATTCTCATTTTGCAATAAGACTAATGCCTTCAACTATCGTGATATTGTATATTTCTATAATCCTGAAAAGGATCATTGCGATGGTTACACAGGCCAGTTCTGTACAGTGTTCGACGACATTTGGCAACTAGATCAAGAAGAAGCTCGATCTCGGGCTGGAACCTTTATTATAAAGAATGCCAATGATGCCCCTAGCATGTTACCTATGGCCGAACTCATCAACAAGCCCGATGGATTTTTTAGTTCTAAGATTATGATGATTTCTAGCAATAGTGATACTGTCAAGCCCCCCCCTAATTGTAAACTTCAAAGCACTGAAGCTTTCGTTCGTCGATTGACTTACGATATTGACGTTCGTGTCAAACCTGAATTTGCCCAGTTTCAATTTATTGATGGAAAAGCTTCAGAAGTTATTGATGATGAAAAAGCTCGCGAATGCGTTGACCTTGACGTATGGAATTTTACAATCTCGTATAAAGGAAAACGAACGGACTTTAGTTCTTACCCAAAGTTGCTCAATCATCTTAAAGATCACTATATCAAACATTTTGTCGTTCATGGCAAATCTGTTTGGGATGAAAGAGTAGAAGCTATCGGCAAAGTTCCTGTTGCTGACATCGAAAGAGACTTTAATGAACGTGTTGAGAGAATTACTAAACAAGTTAAGCTCAACACTGAAATTCGAAAACGAAACGCTGCCCCGTCTAACAATAACAACACCGTTCTGCCCCCACATCATGAAGGTTCAGCTCCAATCAATATTGGAAAAACTCAAGCCAAGAAGAAGAAGAAGAAGGTCCTTGTTGACGACGAAGAAGACGAAAGGGATTACGAAAGTTCTACCTCAGTCGACTTCGAAGTCACACCTCCTCTGCCCCCTGTTCGAGTTGACCCTCTCATTGTTGAAGATACATCGTTACTAGATGCCTATATCGAAGCTAAAGAGATTTTGACTCCTCAAGCCGTTTCTTATTTCGAAAAGAACATAGAATATTGTGTCAAACTCGCTAAATGTGCCGCCGTTGCTCAAGAACGCGTTGGTAAGATGATTGAAAATATCAAAGCATGGTGTAAAGATGCATGGGCCAAGACCCCACTGAAATTCGTCATGGCTTTAATTCCTGTTCTAGGAATGGTCAGTTGTGTTGCTTATTTGACTTCTTCTTTCTCAGAAGTCCAAATTGACCCTCAAGGCGCTCCTACCTCGGGTGGTGAAAGTTCTAAGACCATGAAAATGAATCGAAGAAATTTTGCTACTCTTCCTCGTAGAGCCAATATTCCTGTCAATCAATTGTATGCCCAAGGTTTGAAAGCCCAAATGTCTCTGCGCACAGAAAACCTAGCCAATAAACTACGAAAGAATATGTTTGCAGTTTGCTGGGAAGATCCTACAGATGGAGATTTAACGGGAGGAATGTATGTTACTTTTATTAAGAACAGAATGTTTGCTACCCCACTTCATCTCTTTGCTTCTAAGCCCGCTGAATATACTAATTTGGTATTCGTTAATGCTCAATGCCGATTCGTCGTTCCTACTTCATCTCTCAGAATGGAACGTGTTGGTGAAGATACTTCTTTAGGTTTCATCACAGATCCTCGACTCTGTAACGATTTTGCCAATATTACAGACCATTTCCCTAAGACCGCTTCCATGAAGACCGACCTGTCTTCTGTTACTTTAGTTGGCCCACGTGAATCTTGGACTGCCAAAGGTGAATGGGTGAAGAACCCTGCCTATTACGTACTCGATTCCGCCGACGGACCCGACCTCCGATTAAATCTAGAACGAGGTTTCCGAGTTTTTCTCAAAACTGAAGATGGCCAATGTGGTTTGCCTTATCTCTTAGACAACCCATTGGTTCAACAACAGATCCTCGGATTCCACGTCGCTGGTGATTCAAATTGCTCTGGTTTCGGTGTTGCTCTCACTCAAGCCGATATCACCCCGTTTGCTGAACTTAGTGAACCTGAATTTATAGGTCACGATCAAATGGGACACAAACCTGCCTTCCCTGAAGGAAGTATTGCCGTCCATCAACTTAGCGCTAAAGAAGCTATCCAACTTCCTAGTCGTACTAAAATTGTTCCGACCGTTTTGAATTATTACAATAACAATAAGTACTACAACCTTAAAGGTGAAGAACTCAAAACTCGTCCTGCCCGATTGTCCCCATTTACTAATAAAGATAAGAAACGTGTTTCCCCCGTTGATGTTGCCGTCCAGAAAATGAATAAAGCTCTTATTGAACCTCTTGATTTTGAAGACCGCAATCTTCTCCGTGAATGTAGTAAAGTAGTTCTCGGAAAACTTCTTGAAAGAAGAAGAGGTATCGGTATCATTTCAGACCATGAAGCAATTAATGGAGTTCCATCCTGGGAAGGATTTGGAAAGATCCAAATGCACACCTCATGGGGTTATGATCCTGAAGCCAAAGACCCTGGAAAAGGCAAATACCCTCACTTTGAATGTACAAAATGTGGTGCTCGTGAATTTTGCGAATGCCAAGCTGATCACAGATTGACCCCTGAAGACTATGAAAAATTCAAAGAATATGAGGCTATGCTTAAAGAAGGTAAACCTTTCCCTCACAAATTTGCCGATTTCCTTAAAGATCAACGTGTCAAACTCTCTAAATGGGAAGCTGGTGAAGGTCGTCTTTTCTCCGCCTCACACACTTTTCATTATCTTTTAGGAAGAAAGTATTTTGCCCATTATCTCTGCGCCCACCGAACAGACGCCCCTAACAACATTTCGTCCATTGGTATTAATCCTAATTCTCAACAATGGAAAATTTTGTATAAACGTTTTAAGCACTTTGCTCGTATGCTCCCTGGAGACTACAAAGGTTATGAC